TAATAACAATATCACAATGAAAGGTAGAAGAACAGTTGCTTTACCAGTATCTACAAAATATGTTAATAACTTTGATTACTTTAGTGAACTTACAGAAATCACCTCTGATAGAACGGTTGGTGAAGCATTTTTCAGTTATTGTGTTGAAGAATCAAATAAGGACCAAGTGAAGAAATTTCCCTTAATGAAACTTCCACAAACTCCTCAAAAACAGGTGATGGTCCTAAAATCGTTACAAACATCATACTTATTTATCAAGGAAGAATACCTTCTCAAGGGCAAGGACATTAAGATAAAAGCCAAAGAACTGAAGGACTTATATCAACAGTGGTGTGAGAATAATAATCGAAAGGCAACCAATCCATACGACTTTATCAGTCAACTGGAAACTGTCGGAATTCAAAGGGTGAAAAAAGGTCAAAATGTGTGGTGGTTCGTCTGCGATAATTCAACATTAAAAGGAATCTATGAAAAGAAGAATTGGATCCATGAATCTGACGAGTTTGTAGAGAATCCAAAGGATAAGAACCCTGTCGGTGAAAGGGTTGACGTGTTAGATGGAAAATTGGTTGATAACAAAGAATATGAGGAGTTTTTGGCCTGGAAGAAAGGGCAGTCTCTTGAAAAAATGAAACCAATAAAAGAGGTTCAGAAAACTCCTAAAAAGACAACCAGAATCGATGCTGATGAAACTCTCCGGTTGTTCGATGAGGAGGTTGTTGAGAGGAGAATGAAATTGAGCAAATTCATTGATGAGACTGATGAATATCCAGACAATGATTAGCAATTAATAAATTCATAAATCTATTAATTGTCCAAAAAATCGGGTTTGGGGACATAGATCTCGTCAAACTTGATCCAGGGCGTAGTTTTATCCACAGGGAAATAAACTCTGCACCTTTTTCCTTTTGGATCAACTTTTTTGATTTCCCCTTGAAACCATTTGGTGGTTTTGTTGGTCATCTTAAATGGGGCCATAATAGTTTGTCCAACAGATGGATTTAGGATTCGACCCTCTTTATCAGTTTCAGCCTTAGGTTCCTCGATTTTTTGTTCAATGATTGGTTTCGGTTCTGGTTTGACTTTGTTCTCTTCCTTCAACTTCAATTCAAATTCCTTCACCATCTCAGGGACATCTTCATTAAGAGTCTTTCGTTCAACCCAAGTCGGTTCAGGAAATGCCTTCCATTTGACTTGAAACATGATCTTGTTATTTTCTTTTTTCCGATCCAATATTTTTTGAATCGTGTATGTATCAGGCTTTCCTCGGATAACGGATGCATTAGGTGCTTCTTCATTGTCTGATACAACTTGGAGTTGGTTTCGAGTGTAAGCAACAGGTTGAAAATCAGAGAAAGGGCCACTTTTTCCATCAAGCAGATACATAGGAGGAAACCCAGGTTTAATGAGGATTTGGCGGATGTACCTGATCTTTAAATCGAATTTAATGTCCCCAGATCTAAATTTTCCATGCAGTCTTTGGCCAGTAACTGCAACATCTCTAGGTTCATCGAGGGCAACTCTGACTTTGGTTCCAATCGGGAGTAAATTTTGGGATGATTTTTCTGCAATGGGTATTGTTGGGAGGTTCAAAGGCTTATGAAAATCAGCATATTTGTTCATGCTCTCAACAATGATTTGAATGTCATCGGTCCATTCACGTGAGTGTTTGCCTGTGAGGAGCTCTTGGGCGGTCATTCGCTTTATCAAAGCCGTTCCAATGGTTTGGTTTGCCCTTTCAACCAATGCTTGTTGCCTATGACGGCCTGGAAGTGCGGATCTAATCTCAACTCCCTTCCCCTTGAAATATTTTTTGAACTCTCCTTTGAATTCGCTACCATCATCAACCTCTATTTTTTTTGGTTGCTTCAAAACCCCTTTCTCATATATTTTGATTAGAGCATCCCTGATCATATCCGATTTCTTGCTGGTCAATGGTGCTGCTGCAACCTTTCTGGAATAATTATCAATCACAACCAAAGCATATCTGTACCCATTATCGTTTGGCAAAAACAATAGATCGGCTTGGTGGATCAGATTGGGCTCAAAGCTTTGAAATCTTGGCATTGCCTCTCCTACATCTTTTTTTGGTTGTTGGTACACCCTAAATAATTCTTGGTTTGCTAAATTTCTAGAATGAACCTTAGTGACTCCGAAATCTTTATAGTAGTCCTTCAACATCGATTTTATCTATTAACTAGTGAGATTCGACTCACAATTGGTCAAGAAAATTTGGACTTGAAAAAATCATATAAAAAAATCTTATCTATAATTATGAAGATGACCGATTACACAGCCAAGAAGCTTGATATCTATTTCAAAAAATCACCAGTCGTACAACACTCCTTCAAGAAAGGAAAGTACACCAGAGAAAAGATCACTGATATTGCACAACAGTATTCGAACGACCTATCAAAGAAAAAATTCCTTGGTCAAGTCTCAGTTGCAATTAAATACCCTGAAGGGTGGAGATCTGGTTATTTTACCAAGGTAGGTGATAAAGTTATTTTGTACACTCATCATGATTCAGACATTGATCTTTGGGAAGACCCTGAATATTTTGAGACCTTCGTGATTTACACCATCAAAGACGCCCCTACAAAAGGAGGTTGTAGAGATGGAAACAATAATTGCCTTTATGATTGCCTTGTCAAGGTAAGTTCAGATATAAAACAAATCTTCTCTGAACCAAAATCATTAAAAACATTTTTGAAACTCAAACCCAGGGACAAGATTGATATCTCACAAATCCATCAGGTTGAAGAGAAACTGAAAGACTACAAAATCAATGTGTCAGGGGATCACATCTACACCTCAACCAAAGAATGCATTCCCGAAATTAGTTTGAAACTGATTAATGGGCATTATTCCATTGACAAAGGAGCCTATTGGAAAGCTGGAGGTATTTCCTATGATGAAAGAAACCCTCTAATTTACGAAAAAATAGGAAATGAAATACTTGTCTTTGATGGGAAGAAGCAAAAGAAAATTTCCAAGGACGAATACAATGAAATTTATTCAAAACCAATGTCTTCCGATTACGTGCTCATCCCCAAGGAAGATCCAACATTACAAGAAACCTATGACAAGTTCATGAAAATGGGAAAAGCATTACACAAGGCTTCAGATGGCAAAATCAATTTATTAAAAACTGGAAGAATCCCAACAACAGCAATGAAATTATTTCATGATACCTCATTGGCCTTCCAACCAGAAGAAATCAGGCAAGATGAAGCACTTTGGGTCATGCATGCCAGTTCAGGGGCATTAATATGGGCCGAAGAATACACTGGTCCTGGTTACAAATACGATCGAGTTAGCCATTACCCTTCGATTATGAGTGCTCAAAATTTTGTTGTCCCTATGAGAAGAGGTGATTTTTGCAAACTTACTGCAGAAGAATTTTCAGAAATGAAATTTTATACCCCTGGGATCTATCGGTGTATTGTTAAAGGCCAAAACAAGGCTTGGAGAAAGAACAAAATGAATTACTACACTCACTATGATCTAACAACCGCAAAGGAGCTTGGATTTTCAATTAAACTCATTGAAGATGACCAACCCAATGCCCTTATCTATGGCAAAACAAAAAGAGTGAATGGCCATAGAATTTTCAAGGAGTACATTGATATGCTCTTCCAATTGAAGAAAGAAGGAGTCCCTGGAGCAAAGGAAATACTGAACACTTTGTGGGGCTGTTTGTGTCAAAAAAACGTTGTTCCATTGACCTACACAGAAGATTCCAACGAGAAACTAGTGATTAAAGATGACAGGACTTTATTATCAATCCAACCAACACAAGAGGGGAAACATTTGATTAAGGTTGTAAATAATAATGCTTTCTTTAATTCTAATTACGGTCGGATGATGCCATTCTTGCTTGCTAAAGGACGTCGGGATATTTTCAAAGTAATGCAACCACACTTGGATCTTGTTAAAAGGATTCATACGGACGGGTTCATCACTACAAAAAAAATTAATGTCAAAACTGGGATGAATCTTGGGGATTTAAAATACGAAGGCTTTTATAAAAAGGTTCATGTTCACAATTGCATGAAAGTGGAAGGAGATTTCACAAAGAATGAAATTAATTAAAACAATTTGATTAATTTCAAAATAAAATGTGGTATAAAGGTAGTAGAATGTCTGTACAAAAAGGGGAAAGAAGTTTCTGTACGTACCAATTCATTGCGGGTCCTAAACGAGGCCAGACGTGCAATAGATTCTTAAGAAAAGGCCAAGGTCAATATTGTTACCAACACAGGAAAGGAATTGTGGAAGATCCATCACTGATTGATCCTAAGCAAGTATCAGAAAAGAGCACAAAGGAGGAAAACAAACCTGCACCAAAATCAGTCAAGGGTAAAGGAAAAACAGTCCATCAGCAATTAGATAAATCTCAAGTATTAACCAGGAAACCAAAAGTCAAAGAGGTTCTAGAAAAGTCAGAAGAGAGCAGTGAGCAGGAAATACCTGAGAAAGCCATCCCACAGAAAACGGCTAAGAAAGGGGAGTCCACCAAGATGCCAAAGAAGGTAACGGTTCTTCAGTTGGAGATCAGTGATTCTTCGAGCATATCAACCACGGATGAGAGCTTTAGTGATAGCAGCAGCTTCGAGGATAGTTCAACTGATTGAGCCTCCTGATCAAATTGTTTCAGCTCTTTCACTACAAATGGCGAATATGGCCTTAAAGACTAAATAATAAACAATACAATTGCAAGCCAGTCGTCTGATTGTGATTAAAAGGAAGATAAAGCACAGAGTGGGTATTGAGGCGGATCAAATGAACTGTGAATCGGGGTAGTGGAGCTTCAAGATCATGCTCCACTCCGTTCCTCTGACATCCAAAAGGGTGCCACCTCGATTCTTGAGGGTAACATTAACGGTGCTCAAAGACGAATGTTGAAAAGCCTCCAGAAGCTGATAGTTTGAAAACATATTGAATTGGGTGATGTCTCCGCTATTGCCTGACGTGTTGATGATGAAGGTACCGAAGTCCCCAGATTTTGTGCTTCTAACATGGATTCCTAGTTCTGGCGAATGAACATAAAAGTATGGTGGAAGGCTCAGATTGATTGAATTGTAGGAAGTTTGTGAACTAGCTGCTACCGTATCCACTGCTCTGAAACCCAAAATCAGCGCTGCTGAATTTGTTGTGTTTGTGCCAAAAGTTAGAGAAAAAATCCCTGCTGAAATTCCTATGTTTAGCTTGAAGGTATTCTCATCATATGTCACCGTGAATGTGTTTGCTGATACTGCTTCTAGTTGTGCCTTCACCTCCACTGGCAAAGAAATGTAATTGTATGCCCCCGGTGTCAATGTTGCTGTTAATGGTGCTCCATCATCAAAGTAAATCAAATTATTGGTGCTATCCACATTAAATTGGATGTTTGGGACGTTGAATGAAAGCAACTCTACTTTGTTGAAGCCCCCAACGGCTGGGTCGATGCGCAGCGTACAATTATTGGATTCTGTTACCAATGGATTAATTCTATCACGTGAATCAAGTAAAAGTATATGGCTCTTTTGCATTTTCTATAACCAGGTACGATTTTTTCCCCAAGACCTTTTTTCATTCATTTGTAATTTTCATTTATTAATAAAGATTACAATTAACTACTTGTTGCTTTCATCACGCCCTTTTCAATGGTCAATGCATCGTGAACGAAAGCCACGATGTCTATTTGATAAGAGGCACTTGAGAGACCTGCTGGGGTGGTTATTGAGAGTTTTTCGAAGCTGGTAAATACCTGGTACCCAGAATTGCATGCTTGGCTGAAATCTCCAACTGGGTCTTGAGAGAAGGAGATGCAGTGGATGTTTACGTTCTTCTGGAGTAAGTTGTCAAAACATTCCCCATAATCAAGCAATTGTTGTTGGGCATTTCTTCGCTGAAAACCATTGATTGATGAACCATCGGATTGTTGTACATCATAATTAGCCATTGCTGACATTGTCAAAATATTGGAGGCTGTTAACGCAGCAGGTCTAACAGTAAAAAGTAAGACAGAACAGATTCCCCTAATACCTGACATAACGATGGAATATGTTGAGCTAGCCACTAAACTGAGGGTTTGTGACATTCTTTGGATATTCATAAAATTAAGCTGAACTGGAAGAGGTCCCCTATAGGCTTGGACGTAGCTATTAGCAGTACCAACAGGCAAATCACGACCACGGGCAATTAATTTACAATCTGTTGCATCAACCAAAGAACCTGAGGCATGAGTTAGAGCAGTGGAGTTAAATAAGCAACGGATTAAAATTTGGCCTGTCAAACCTGCAAGATTTAATCGAGCTGAGTAGAATGGGGACCAGATAGGGATGTATAATTCAGCAGTTCCTGTGTTTGCAATAGAGGTAGCGGAACTGGCATAAGCAGTTGTCAATCCTAATGATGGAGCAAAGTTTTCAAATTCATTTCTGTTGAGATAAATATTTTCAAGGAATAATTCATGGCCATAGATTTGCTTGATCAAGACAGAACCATTTTGAGCAAAGATGTCAATCCTATTAATCAAGTACTGAGCAGGAGCCAAAACTGATGCGCCGCCTGAGTTATTTGTGATGTTAAGCTGCACCATACAATAATCTAATGTATCCACCAGACCACTCTCTAGACGGAAATCAAGTTGTCCCCCATTGAGTAGAGCAATTGGAACTGTTGTTGAAGGTTGGACTGATAACATTCTTCTATTTTGTGCAAGAACTTTGTGGTTTGTCAACATCTTGACCTTTCTTTTGTTAGGAGTTAGGACATCAACAAATTTTTGGCTCACCGTGGTTGGAACAATTTGGGATGCGAATGCTGGAAATTCTTGCAGGGCCTTCTCGTAAAAGTCTTGTGACATTGTATCTATAGATGGAAGAGAGAAAAGATTTTTCAGCAGTTTTTATGCTTACTTCTTCATGAGGTACATTGTTGCTATTGCTGCTGCTCCTATTGTCAAGGGCCAAGCAAAGGATTTTCCTACATCACCAATTGTGTCTTCACCATGCACAATTACGTCCCCGCCTTTATTTACCAGGTTATCCGCAACAGATTTTACACCACTGGCGTAAGCTTTTATGTCTTCATGAACCGTTGTGATGACTTCCCTCCCCGTATCGACAACTCCATGGTAAATCGTTGAGACCTTATCACTGATGGTATTGTAACTGTCCAAAAAAAACTGCTTAACATTCCCAAAGAAATTGGAGATTGATTCAAACATTTTATAATACTAGACAACAAATTAATCCGTTTTCCTACAAGTCTTCAAAGTCCTCATTCAGTTTATCCAGCTCTTTGGGGGTTCCAATACAAAGTGGGTAAATCCAATGTAACTTCTCAACTAAATCCATTAGGGAAAGAAACAAGAATAACACCTTGAAGAGAATCATCTTAAATCTGTGTATAATATAAGAAGAAACAAATGGAAGTCGTTAATGAGAAGTACCAAAACTTTAAAAACTTTTGCCAACAAGCCTTACCCAACAATGAATTTGTGCTGCTGCTACAAAACACCCCCTTGGAGGTATTCCTTCATACCCTGAAAATTAAACGAGGCCAATTGCAAAATGAATCCGAAATCATTGATGCCATTTTATCCAAAGCTGGAATCGATAAAACTCAATTTTCACCCGAACAACATCAAAAATTCGCTCGGTACGTGACCTACTTTAACCAAGTTATCCATTGCCTTTGATTAAAATCCTGACTTAATTATAGATGTCACAAAGATCCACAAAAGTTGATGAATGGAGCTACAAGGAAAATCTCAATGATGTTGATTACTACCCTTATCCATCAAAAGTACCGGATTTCTTACTGGCTTTTGCTGCTTTAGGTATTTTATCCCTCCTTTTTGGTAAAAAATCCAATAGTATCGCATCCCAACAAGTGTCTTACTATTTTAGAGAAAAAGCATTGGGGTTGGTATTATAAATTATGTTCCCTAATTGTAGAATGGAGATTGAAATTCCTGGATTACTCATTTTGAATGGCGAACAGGGTAGTGGAAAATCTAAACTGATCAGTTATTTGATGTATAAATATCGCAACAAATTTGCTTATGGAATTTGTTTCACCAACACATATTTTGAAGATGATTCCTTTGATTACATCCCAAAGAAATTTATCCATCCAGAGTATTCCGAAGAAAAATTGGATAATCTGATGAACATTCAAAAAAACTTGATTAAGAAAGGAATTATTAAGGAGGCATTCGTGATATTCGATGACTCAGTTTCAAAAGATCAATTCAACAGTGAATCATTGAAGAATCTCTGCACCCAATTAAGACATTACCATATCACTGTTATTTTTGCCACTCAATATGCAAACATTGTCCCTACTTGGATGAGAACAAATGCAATGGGAGTGGTTATTTTTAAATCTGATTCTGAATGTAATTTAAGAGCTTTATTTCAGAGCTATGGTCAAGGCTTTGGAAAATTTGATAATTTCAGAAATTACATTGCTGATAACTTGGGAAATTATAAATTTATTTATTACAACAAGAAGAACAGCGGAGCCACTATTGATGAAAAGTATCCTGTTATGATTGCCCCAAAAAACATTCCCAAGTTTCATCTCAAATTTGATACCTCGAAGAATTAAAATCTGATTTGTTAGATATAGACAATGAGCAGATTAAATGTTGGATTACTACAAGCTGGTAAATTTGACGAGAAGGGCATCTTGGTGGATGGTCAGCAGCTCACTATGCTTGCACCCGATGTTTATGACGAAGCCAAAACCTTAGTAGCCCTTAAACAGAATTTAGGGATCAACCTCGATCTTACTAAAAGTAAAAGTATTGCTCAAGCAATCAAAGATCCAACAAAGTTCATTAATGATAGGGAAGCTGCAATCGACGATGCTGCAAAAGTTGCCAGCAAGTCTTATATCAAATACCTGCAAAATTTGGTAGGGGTGGGGGTCCCCTTGGCAGATGCTGAAAAGACTGCTCTGGACTACGCAGAAACAATTTACAAAGCAAATCTGAACATATATGATTTGGCACATCCTGGTTATGGAGCATCCTTTGGTTCAGAAGTGGCTGACCGAAAAACTCTGGAAGCAAAACGAGATTTGTATTTATTAGACAGAAAGGCTTATAAAAACAAAGTTATCGCTAAACATGAAGCCAAGAAAGCTAGATCATAATTATCTAATGTAATTTATATATCTTAGATAATGAAACTCAAATCAAAGAAGGGAGATGATCCTTTGGCTTATTTGAAACGGGAACCTTCTATCTATCAAACTTTCGGTGGATTAAGAGGTGCCCTTCAACAAGGAATACAAAAGCAAGATCAATTTTTGAAGGATATCGAAGCACGTAATACCGCTTACAATTTTGGTCAGCAACATGGTGAATATACTGGATTCGTAAAAGGAAAGAACGTAGGTTATGTTGAAGGCTTAAAGGATTTCATGGTTGAAGGGGATAAATATATTGTTACACAAAGAGATTCACCGCAACCTTTATTCGCCAGTACCTCAGCAGATGCTCTTAAATTGGAAGTCGGTGGGAAAAAAATAAGTGATTTGGTTGCCGATAATGAGCATGGCAAGTTCGAAAACTCTAAATATTTTCAAAAATTTCAAAATGCGAGTACACTTATTAAACAAACGACCAATTATGAAGAAAATCTACAAAAAGTTAATGATCAACTCTTTTCATCAAATGAAGAATTGAATGAGCTGAAAAATGCTATTGAGAAGACAGATAAAGCCATTCAACAGAACTATCAAGAGCTTATCGACAAGTTCAACTCAAAAAGAAAAATTTACACTGAACATACCGCATCACATAAATTTTCTAAAATGATAGGGGGATTCGATACTGCACCTGTTGTGATGTCTGATGATTGGAACTTATACAATGTTGATGCAGTCCGACTGTACAAGGACTCCCAAAGTCTTCGAAATGATTTGATGCCATTATCTGATCCACTTGCAAAAAAATATCTTGACTATCGAACTGGACAACATAGCTTTGGTTCGACTAATATCAGAGATTATATATCCCGCCCTGGACAGGATTTTTCAACGGGGGAAGAATCGCTTAGAACTAAAGCTGAACAGGCTGGTGAATGGATTCGGTCAACTCAACCAAAATTTAATCATCCCAGAATTGTTTCGAGAGAAGATGAAGATATAAGAAGGATGATAAGAACCATGAGTGATAGTATTATGGATATTAGGCGACCAATTGTCGAAGATATTCAACAACCAATTGTCGAAGGTATTCAACATCCAATTGTCGAAGATATTCAACATCCAATTGTCGAAGATATTACCACACCTGTTAAATCTATTAGAGTCAATCGCGAGGAGAGAACCCCACAAAAAGTTGAAGAAGAACTAGCTAATGAAGAACTAGCTAAAATAGAAGCCGAGAATCTCGCCGCTTTTGAAGCCGAAGCTGATAGGATAGCAGCAGAAAAAGATGCCCTAGACCAGAAACAGGTCGATGAAATAAATGAGGCAGTTAACAAAAAAAATGAAGAAGATACTATCTTCCATAATCAAAGGCTAGATATCGAAAAGAAATACAAATCTGCTGAATACAAAGCCGTTCGGGCTGAAGGTGCTGCAAATACTGCTAAAAAGGAGATTGATACTGCCGTAAAACAGGAAACAAAAGATAAGCGAGAGGAACTATATCAGCAAGCTTACAACAAAGCAACCGAACTTAGGGCTCAAGCCAACAAACTGAAGGAGGAAGCTGATAAAATAATCGAAGAAGACGACCGAAGAATAGATGATGCAATTAGGGTCTTCACCGGCACAACAAAAATTATCAAAGATTAAAATGTGTTGTATAATTAATGGAAAAATACTTTCAACCCCAAAAGGATGATTTCATTGATTTATCGTCCATCCAGAGGGATAAAAAGGCCGATGTACCTGATGTGGTGAAACCAACTTCGATGAAAATCAATATGAAAGATGTTAAAAGTGTGCATAAGAGCATTATAAAACAACCCAAAGAGAAAGAGAAAGAGAACGATGCTGTTGACAAGAGAAGATTGGTATTAATTCTCGAGTTATATCTTGTCGAGTTTCCCAAACAATTGGAGCCATTCAAGGGGACAAAATTCAATTCCAAATCTATCGAAGAGCTCATGGACATTATGAATCAAATGGATGGGATTATATCGAGTAAATCATGCATGAAACAAACTCAAAAAGCAATTGTAAGTGGAATCAGAACAATTGAATTTGTTGCAACTTATGCTACCCCTATTAAGTGTCAAGGATTATCTGAAGTTATGCTCAATAACCCTGAAACACTTGATGATATCAAACATATTGCTTTAAAGAGAATGTCTATGGCTTCCGTTGATCCTGAAATTCGACTCGCTTACAATGTGCTTCAAAATATGTTGATGCTCCATAATATCAATTCCAACCAAAACCAAGTAAGGCCCGTTGAACAGGACAAGATTAGTCAGATTAAGAAGGTTAACAATGATTTCAATGATCTGTGATTTATTTTGTTATCGTATAATATAGCATGAAAGAATTGTTGGTAAAAGCTGGATTATCTGCAGTTATTGGAGGCGTTGGTAGTTCAATTTTGTTTGGTGACTCTGATGTCAATATCCTTGGGATGGTGACCAAAGCAAGTGTATTTACGGGCGCTGCAGTTGGATTAGGGAGTATCGCCAGTGATCTCGTTTCTGAAAATATCATCGAGAATATGGACATTGCCCAGAATGTTAAAACGATCGAGGGTACTCTTGTGAAAGTCGGTGTATGCGGGGCTGCATCAAGTGCCGTATTAATCGCAAATGGCATGCCTGTATCCAATCTACCCCAAAGCTTTTTATTGGGAAGTGCTTCAAAATTAGGCGGCGATTATGCTGAACAGATGTTGTTTAGTAAATCTGGTTTCGTGCCATTATTTTAGGTGATCTAAATAACTATTTATGAAATATTTATTTAGAGTGCATTAATTCCAAATGCTTCGATGATTTTCTGTGCCTTGATAAATGACATCTTGTAACCACACAACCGCAAGGGCATCGAACAGGTTCTTTATTATATTGGTATTTATACTGTCTATAGTTCTCAGTCTTCTTATATTCCTTCCTTCGCGTCTTCACTCTTGGATCTCTCTCATATTCTATTCTGGTTCTATTTGGTATCAGCTTATTAACACAATCTAATTGCTCGATCCAATGGCGTTCTCTCGCGTGAAGCTCATATCTACTATTACAAGGATATGCTTCTAATAGGATAATCTCCACGTCATCAAATTTTACTAATTCAAAACTTGTAAAATATTTATGTTTCCCATTATGATAAGATTTAAAAGCGCTTCTGTGTCCAGCTAAACGATTGCTTAAATAGACCTCACAGGTACTACCCACATACACTTTATCAGTTCCGAAACTGACTAGCTTATAGATCTTTCCCCTCTGGTATTTATTTTCAGTCTTCTTCAGTTTACTCATGATATTTATATGAAGTGCCAAATCTTTAAGCCAAAATACCGTTTTAATTTATTGTGGTATTATAGATGTCGTGCTCAAAAAATGTTAAGAACTATTGCGGTGGCTCTGGATCTGGATCAGTAGTTACATACGAGACATACACTCTTCTAACACAAGAAATCAAATTTCCCAATGTTGTTGGAGAAGGATTTTCTGCTAATTTTCAAGTCCGAGGCGTTCCTTCTCCAGATGGATTACTCCCTGGAATAACTCTCACTCGAATTGGTAATATCGTGACCTTATTGATCCCCCAATTCAAAGGTGATTTAGCCATTGGAAATGCAGCCGGTTTGATGAGAATTGTAACTGCTGGGGATATTCCCAGCCGATTCGTACCGGTTAACTCGATAAACTATCCTGTTGATGCCTGGAATAATGGTACTTATATCAACGTCAATCAAGACCACGCTGATTTAGTTATTGGAATGAGTGGAACTATCGACTTGATTTCCAGAAGTTACCTGTGGAATGGGAGCTCAGGACTTGGATATGACCTTTCTGTTACTTGGTTAGTTTAATTTATCTCTAAACAATTAATATAATGTATAAAACCGTATTGAATATCACTGCAGGGCAAACCGTTGGTATCCCTGGACCCCAAGGTGCTATGGGAGTCGCGAGCTTGGATGTTATAGGATCTGCACCTAATGCTGATGGAGCAAGTTTAAGTGGAAATGTTTTGAATTTACAACCATGTAACGCTACTTTTGGTGGGGTTATATCTGACACAACTCAAGATATCCCTGGCGAAAAGAATTTCAAACAAACTGTCAACACAGAAGGAAATTTTAATCTTCCTCAAACAGCATCAAACACAGTTGGGTGTATAACAGTGAATGACAATGTTCTTCTGCATAACTATCCTTATCATCTTGCTTCAACCTATTTGGGATTTGAATGTGGAAATTTCGGAAATAATGGGGGTGGTAATGTTGCTGCTGCTGGGTTTGGTGCATTAAAAAATATCACCGATGGAACTGATAATTCTGCATTGGGAACCCGTAGTGGTGAAAATTTAACAAGTTCCGATCGTTGTACATTGCTAGGATATGGAGCTGGTCGTAATATTACCTCTGGGTGTGACTATTCCATTTGTATTGGAAACGAAGCTGGTCTCAATTTAGTTAATAATAGTGATAATTGTATTATGATAGGTAATACTGGAACTCTTGGTAATCGAAAAACAATTAAAATTGGTCAATATGGAACTCATGAAACTTGTTATTTACAAGGAGTTACTGGAACCACTGGAACCGATGAAATGGTTTGTATTGAACCTTCAACTGGTAAACTGGGAAAACGAGCTCTTCCTGGCTTTAGTTTAGGGGCTATTGGTGCAACTGGTGATGCTAATGGTGCTACTTTGAATGGGACTGTATTGAATCTCCAACCCGCCACAGGTTCTTCTGGTGGGGTTGTTACGAATGGAACACAAGCATTTGGTGGTGATAAATCATTTAATGGTAATGTTGGTTGTTCAGGTACAATTTCTCTTTCTGGAACAAGTAGTACAACCCAAGGAACTGTATTTGCTGGAGCTGATAGATTTATCTCAAGACCTGGGACTCGTAATACTTTTATTGGGGAGCAATCTGGAAATTTTACTGGAACAATTGACAATAATATTGGTATAGGATATCGCGCTTTACAAGTAGCTGGAACACAGGCTTCTAGCGGTTCAAATATTGCCATTGGATCAAATTGCCTTGCTTCTTGGACTCGAGGTAATCAGAATATTGGTATAGGGCTCAATACCCTTACCGGTTTAACAGGTGGATCCGGCCAGAATACGTGTGTAGGTGATACTGTAGCCGTGAACTTATTATCTGGTAGTGGTAACGTTATGATGGGAAAAAATACTGGAAATAACTACACGAGCAATGAAAGTAATAATCTTTTACTTGCTAATGTTGGGGTTGCGGGAGAGACTGGTAATATTCGTATTGGAAATAGTTTCCATGTTGCATGCGCTATTCAGGGGATTCATTCAAAGACCTCCTCATCTGGTATTGCCGTATTGGTTAATTCATCTGGCATTCTTGGAACGACAACCTCAAGTCTGAGATATAAAGAAAATATTGAAACATTAGACCCTGAAATATCCTCAAAGTTGAATGACCTTAGAATCGTTAAATTCAATTACAAAGATGATCCAATGAAGAAAACTACTTACGGATTAATCGCTGAAGAATGCCTGAAGGTTTATCCAGATATATGTGTCTTCGATGATGATGATGAATCAAAACCTGTAAATACTGTCCAGTATCATATCCTAACACCTTTACTGGTCGCAGAATTACAAGTTCAGAAAAGAAGAATTGATCAGCTTGAAGCTCAGATACAGAGCTTAATCTCCCACTAAATATCTCACTTCCTTATATAATGGCTGATCTCGTATCTATTGGAACTCTCATTGCTTCATTAGTAAGCGTATTTGTTGGTATTTTCAGTAGCATCAAATCCAATCACTGTAAGAGTGAATGCTTTGGATGCTGTGAGGCCGTCAATGATTTCGAAGGAAAAACTTAGTTAATTTTATTCATAATTTATGCATAAAATTATTCTATTCCGCAGTCAGTCCTATCAGTCTGTCAACGATCATTAATTCATCACAATAGACACACTCTACTCGATCACACATCAAGTAATCATAAGCCCACTCTGGACGTGAAGGGGGTATACACCATTTGTTAGAATAATATCCCCTCTTGCTCGTGATGCGCTTCAACACAATCTCTGGATCTTTGAACTCTTCCTCGTGTTTTAATGGCTCGAGCCCGCTCTGGATATTGTCTTCATTTATCTTCATGAATCTATCCCGAATGCTTTCATCACTAAAATTCATGTATCTGGAAATGATTGGACAGAGATCACTACAAGGAACTGCTTGGAATAATTCAGTTTGACTCAAAACTTCTACTTCACTCATTTTATAATATTACTACAGATTTTATTTTTTATATGATTTTTCAATTTCAAAAATTCGAATTTATATTATTTTCAAATTTAAACCCAGAACGCAACAAAGATCCCTCGACATCCAAGTATAGAGAGTGAACCCCATCATTCTTGTTGCTTTTTGTCTAGCGCTCCCGTCACACTCGCTTTGCTCGGATGACGTACGCGATATTCGAATTCCCGATGTTTGGAAACAGTCGGATCCCCAGTCAGACCGCCAATCAAGGATTATTTTTGTGGATAAATAATTGGATATTTTCATTTTGGAGAACC